ATGAGTAAACCTATATCATCACCCGGACAAATGTTCAAAATTTCTTTAAAGCTGTTCACGTGGACGGCACGTATTCAAAAGAACGGCATGTCGGCTCTATATATTGAGTCCTATATTGCTGTAAAGGGGAAAAAGGCAGACCGTAAACAATTCAATATCGATCTGGAATGGCCGCATAATAAAATTGACTTCGGTAAAAATGAATTGCGCCAGCGCTATAAAAACGATGAGGACGTAAACGATTATAATATGATAATTCGGGACCAGATATCCCGAATCAATGAAATTGCAAAACGTTTCCGTCTACAAAATCGAATGCTTACCAATGAAATGATCGAACGTGAATTGCTTTACTATGATGCGTCAAGGTCACTTGTTGCGTTTATGCGACTGTCAAGGAAGGAACGATATCAAAGTAAGGAAATTGTAAAACGTACTTACATGAACCATCTAAGTACGATCAATTCTATTATTGAATTTAGACCTCTGACTGAATTCTCCCAGATAGATAAGAAATGGTTTTCTGATTATCGCAATTATCTCAAATCGGAAATCAAACAAGATGGCAAAGTCGTGAAGAAAGCGATTTCAGATAATACGGTATGGACGCGTATAAAAGACATTAAAGCTTACTTGACAATAGCGAATGAGCAACATGGTGTATATGTACCGGAATTCGGCCCTAAAGAGGTAAAGAACCCTTACCACAAGAAGGAAGCCGTGTATCTGAGAAAAGAGGAAGTTATAAGATTAATCAATAAACTTGACGAAGGCATTTTAGGGTCACAGGACTACCAAGTTTTAAAAGCCTTTTTATTTTGCTGTTTCACTGGCTTTCGAATATCTGACCTATATAATTCGACATATCAATGGATGGTATCCGACAATTTTCTTCAATTTTTAATGGTAAAGAATTCGGAAAATAAGCCGAAAACTATCACAATTCCGCTTATTCCAATAGCTAAAAAGTTTATTTCAAATAATAAGGGTAAATTCTTCGACCTTCCTACCGAACAGGAATACAACAGAACACTAAAAGTTTTAATGAAATTATGCCAGATCAATAAAAAGGTTAGTAGCCATGCAGCACGGCATACATTCGGACATCTTTTTATGAAATTTGGGGGTAATATATTGGCCCTTATGAAAATTTTAGGGCATACGAAAATCGAAACTACGATGACGTATGCCCACTTGGATGACGACGACAACTTAGATCTGGCATTGAAAGTTAATGATGAATTTTCAGATATACCAAAAATTAAAAGTATCGCATATTCGCATTAGTTAATACTGGATCAAATCAAAATCTCCCGCTATCGGAAAAGCTCCTTTTATATTCCTTTCCATACACCAAGAACCCCAGTCTAATAATGCATGCTTAGTAGTATATGTTTCAAAACTTGTAGGCGAATCGTTTTTAATTTGAATCTCATGCGTTTCAGGGTTTTGGAATCTATAAAGGGGATGGCTATAGTTATTTAGATAATCAATAACATGTTTAGGGGTCCAAAAGGTTTTCAGAGTTCCATCTACACGCTCTGTAGCGAAATTTCGAGCTATATGAACCATCCCTACCATTCTATCTTGTATAACTCCATACTTCATTAAATTGTTAAAGTCTGATAGGGGCAAGTAACTTGCTTCCTTTCTTTCCATGTTATTTAATGTAGGGCCGATTAATCCTCTTACAGACTCATTCGTATATAGTAGTTGCGCTTCTGATTCTCTTACATCATAAAAGTGGGGAACCCAGAAATCTCGATACCAGGCACTTGCACCGAAAATACGTAAACATTGTGCCTTTAAAGTTAACCAATCATCATAAGCATTCCGTCCGTAATCTATTCCGTTTTGAAGGCCAGTATATCCTGTTCGATATCTTACTTCATAAGTCCAGCTGTGAAACTGGACTTTTAACCAAGATGAGTTAGCTTGGAATTCGGCAATATGGGCGTCGGTAGCCTGGGATAAATTCCAAGCATCCGTTTTATCATTTATGTTATATCCTTTACAATAAAACATTGCCATTAATGTAGGTATCCCGAATTCATCGTGGAGTCTCTTAAAAAAAGCTAACGTCGGGTGATCGAATATCGAAGTATAAGATCCATTCGTTAAATCCTGAATAAAGTCAATGCAATCGTCTACAACATTCCATGCGATTGCTTTATTGGGGATCAATCTACCAATTGTAATATTTCTATTCTTCATTTTCTAAAATTTAGTGTAGGCAAATACCTCGTAAGTAAAATAATTTGTAGCGTTTATGGTTCCGGTGAAAGAAAGTTCAATTTTAAGTCGGTCCCCAAACAAAAGATTTGTCGATTTTATTGTATCATCTTTTAATCCTAATAGCATCAGAAGATTTCCGGTTTGGATGACTTCGGATTCCAATAATGGAAATTCTATCCCCTTACCTTTTTCTCCTGCCTTTATTAATAACTTAATACCTTGTCCGCTTGCAAAAGGAACACCAACTATGTCCGTTATTTTTAAATAAATTCTCACCATTTTAGCACCCTTTTGTAGAAAGAAATAGTCATTTGATGCTGTGCTATTTTTTTTGATAGTGGGGGAAAATATGGTATTATAAAAATCTGGGCGGAAAATTTGTTTCATTCTCCAAGCGCCTTCGAACTCATCATAGCCCGCACTTTCCTTTTGTACAGTTGTTTTTATAGATTGGTTTAAGCGTTCATACACATTTTCCCAAGTATCATCAACTAATGGACTATCCAATTGCGTAATAGTACTATATCCTATAGTTGCGCTTGTAGTTGACGTATTGGTAATTTTGATTTCTACTAAATCCCCTAATTTCTGAAAAAATGCTTTATAATATGTTAACGATGCCCCAAGCTTTCGCTCATACAAATCTATTGTGTCTACAACAGAATTATTTCTATAGAAAACAGCCTGGACCTTGAAGAACAGTGGTCTCACGCTCCAAATAATATTTATAATATTATTTGCATTATTAAGCGTTAATCTTGAAGAAGTTACTGTCGTTCCAGCTGCAATGGCCGTTGAGGGAAATACCAATAGAGATTTGTCTAAAGATCTATCGATAGATACGTTTTGATAAGTTGGATATGGTACACTATCGACTTCCTTTGCAATAAAAGATCTGATATATCCGGTCTCTCCAGCTCCTAACTGGATGTTGAAATCTACTAGTTCAGTATTGATAGGAGTTGATATCATTCTTCTATTAGACTTGTTATCGGAAGTCCCCGTATGAACAGCATTTATGCTAACTATATTGCTATTCTTGTCATAGAATCTAGCATATACTGTATAATTATTCGGTTCAGTTGTCCAATACAAACTAATATTAAAAGCACTTTTATTGACCTTAATTTTATTAGTTATATTATCGCCAGCGACCAATGATCTAACACCAGTCATCTGGTGCTCGAACTTATTTATTTCATCAATTTCACTATAATTTATGATTGTTCCTGTAAGCGTTGTAGTGTCATAGTTTTTGACGTTAACTCGGATTCTTTTTACAGGTACCGCAAATTGTTTTTGATAATATGTCCCGCTACCAAATCGTTCTACTATTTCCTCATCGGTTACAAATACAGCAGTATCCGTATCATCATAACCTACTAATTGCAAAGAAATCTTAGCGGTCACAGAAGATGTTGCGCCAAACCTCACGCCTATGTTAACAGTCGACTTTTTTATGTCAAAAATTGGACTGTTAAACGTTGTGTCAGGCGCAATAGAGTTCCCAGAACCGATAATAGTTCTGTTTTTAAATGAAATCCAGTCCTTGATGGATTTTATCAGCGGGTATGTAATCAAACTCATTTTATTAACTTAGAGATGTTTGTACTTGATTGTTATTATATGTTATAGTCAACGTTTTAGTTATGACAGCAGTTGAATTGTATGTGAAAACCATTTTGCTAATTCTACCCGTAGCATCATAAGAAATATTTGTGATATTTCCTGGCTGCCCATCTGGGAAAGTTATAACAGCAGAAGATATTCCATTAGAATTCTCTATATAAGATTGTATGGTGTAGGATTCTGATAAAATCCATTGGTTAACCCTTTCTGAAATCGCAACTTTAGGCATTTCAAGAGTAAACTTTTTAACCCATTTAGATCCGTCGAAAAGTGTAAGTCCCCATTCAGTTTCAGAGTATTCCAATGTACTGCCGGCAGGTTGATTGTATTTACCGTTTGCTAAAAAACCAAATTTATTTCCTGTTGTTGGAATAGGAAGTGTTACTGGATCTACTGAGGTTGCGACTGGTAAATCAACAAAGTCTGAACCTTGAATTTCAACGTCGCCAATGATCCATTTGCTCAAATCTTTTATACTTGCTCCCCTTAACAGCAACTCATTGGCTTGTTGAAGTACCACAACGACTTTCTCCCAGTCTGTGACAGATGGATACCCATTGATATTAGGTTCTAAAATATTATCGTTCATTATTGTATCTGTTAAAGTTTTAAAAAGTTAGGTGCTTGCACGATGTAAGGATAGGCAAGCATGGTGTCCTGATATGAAAATTCGATATCGAAGTCGTTCAAAGCATTCTTTGTCGGGTCGATAGCCGGATCTTTCAGGTTAATTGCACGCATCGCACCGTCAAGCAAATGGTACCGCTGTTTGCTGAATATGAAATCGATCAATAGCTGGCGGTGCTGGCGTGACTGGATATAGCCAGTATTCTTTTTTACAGATCGCGAAAGGGTTCCGGCATATTCCACGATGTATTCTTCCTGCATAATCGCCGTGGAAGTTTCATTCTTGAACGTTTCTTTTTGTTCGCCAGACATGACTAAGCTGTCAAAACCACCCAGACGATTTTGAAAAATGAAAAATTCATCGACAACATGGTTGTATTGTTCGACGACAAAAACCTGTTTTCTTAGTATGATCTTGTTAGCAGAATTGACCGCGTAAACAGTGTATTGTTTCAGCTTCTTTGTGGAATTGCGCTGAACCAGATAGGCCGACACGTCAACCGTCTGCAGCTTCAAAGCTTGTAGAGTGGCATAGGTTAACAACGCCGTTGTATCGTCTTCAAAAATACAGTCGACTTTCACCGTAACCGCTTCACCTGGATAGGCTGTCAAGAAAACTGGCTGGTGTGTTCTTACTGTCTGGGGAAGCAAAGCGATATTGAGCCAGCTTGTCGCTGTAATGAATTCCAGATCAATAGGCTGTCGATAGTAGAATCCTTTTATCACTTTAAAAGCAAGGTTTACTGTCATGTCAGCATCAGTTATTCTAACTGTAAATGTTCGACACCCCTGTTCGTGAACCGTAACCAGATCGTCATTAGGTCTGTCTATTGTTAGCAGATCATCGATCAGCAGGGAATACTTTAAAACCAAATAAGTGAAGTGATTTAAGGGACTGTAATTTTCCTCGATGATTTCCGTTGTCCCATCCAATAACTTGACCGTGACCTGGGCTTGTGTCGAAGCTACTTCGATAGGGGGTAAGCTTAACGAATAATTTAAGGTGTCCGGTTTTGATCGAATAGAGAGCATACTAAAAGGATATTAAGTCATACGTCACACCCAAACCAATACCATAGGAAAATCCGTTTGGCGTCATGATCGGTCCGCCAAAAGCGCCAATGCCCCAGCGTGAAGGCTGTTTAACCTTTGTGATGTCCTGAACCAAACTGATCTGCGCCCGGTCATCGGAAACAATGATGGCCGAATAATATTTGTAGGGATGGAATATTGATTTACGTGATCGATAGGTAAGCAATTCGGGTTTTATCGTGACTTTAGGTATCCAAAGATTGGAATCGATATTGTAGCGGATATCAAAGGTTTTGTCTTTCAATTGCGCCCATTGTGCGCCCTTATGATCTTGGTACCGGGTTCCTTTCAATGAATCCTGCAGAGTAATAGCGAATGATTTCCACGACTTGACATCCTTTAGTGCAATTTTTAAAGCTGCCTGTAGGGTGTCCGCTACGCTTTTGGAAACGAAGTCCCCAATATTCCTGTTGGTTTCGATTGGAATGTACCGGATAATTGTTTTTTGGCCCAAACTATCGTGCGTGGTACCGACGATAGTGTTATAGGCATTTACACTGTCTTTTAAGTCACTCATTTGTTTATATTCCGCTTTAAGCGACTTGTTTTCCTGGTAGAAAGTAAATGCGATAATACCGACTATCACAATTACGACACATAATAAAAAGTATCTCATGGCATTACTTGTTTAATGTCCTGTGCGGACTGTTTTCTTACAATTGAATCGTTTTTAGCTGTCTGATTTTTTAGTTCTTTATCATTAAGCACATTCTGTAAAAGGATTTTATTTAGTTCTGAAATTTCCTTGCGGGCTTCCTTCAGATCTTCTTTGCAACCGTCGTTATTGTCTTTTGTATCCTGTCGATTACTGTCGATCAGCCAAAAAATCAATATTATCATTATACCTGTGATTGTCTGCCGATAATACTTCGATAGCGCTTGGATCAATGGTGCGAACAGGATTTTAATTAACTCATTCATATTAGTTTCAGTTAGGCAAAAATGCTTTTATATGGCAGATTGGTAAAGGACAGGGCTAAACCTCGATCAGATCAGCGACAACAGGATCTATTCGGTCACGTCTTATGGTATACTGCAGCTTTTCAATGTAGAAATTACGCCCGTCCAGGTGAACTTTGTCCGTAATCGAAAGCCTGTTCAGTTCCAATGCCGTCAACAGGAAAACGCCAGATCCTTTTAAGCGGGGTTTTTCGATCCAGTTCTTGAATTCTTTATGATATTGCTCGATCAAACCGTTGGGCCCCTCCCACGAAAGCGAAATGTTTGCATTTCCGTAAGGGCTTAAAAACGGATAGGTCTTAGTTCCAATAGTGCGATTTCCCGAGTAAACCAACAATGATAGATAAGTCTGCCGCACGTTCCGAACAGCAATGTCTTGCATGTTTTCCGGGTCCCATTTAGGTACCAGCCAAAATTTCTTTGATAGCGGATCGTCGTTTAGGCTATTCCAGTAAACAGCGGGCGATAGGTATAACTGCTTGATATCTGACTTTGCGTTAAACTTGTTTTTCTCCCCAGATTCTGTTTTTGCTTTTGGTTTTTTATACCCCTTGAAGTCATATCCGATTACAAGTTCATAGCCTTCCACGTTTTGGACAATGTAGTATTGGTAATAGGCGCTTTTGATAAAAATTTCCTGTGTTGACGTAATCAGAAATGTTTCCGAATACGAATCATCATGGTCAGTCAGATTGAATTCCTTGGCTTGCATCGCTTCATGGGTAGCTACTTCGGTAAACGTTACATTTTCCTCTGAATAGTATTTGGGATCTTCGAATCCATAATCATAATACTGAGCATCCTGTTTTGATTTATTGAAAACACCCTGCAGCTTAGTTGACCAGTCTGCTTTGACAGGCTGGGCAAACACTTCTTTATTTTCCTTGACGATAAATTTACCTTTGTGAGCCACTAACGTAAGGCAGAATAGATTAAGGATCATCTGGAGGAACTTATTTGCATTGATGTTAGGCAAGCATTCGGATAACGTCAGATAAGCAGGCGTTTCACCTAACGGACTACTTGTAATAGGTTTGGGTTTACTCCACGTAACAAAGAGATTCTTAAGATAAAATGTCGGAATCAATATGTCGCGCAAGGCCGTTGTTTCAAAAGGTGATTCGGTTAGATTGGAGCCAATTAGCTTATCAATAAGATATTTCATCCGAAAAATTGGGAATATAATTCCGTGTGCCTGATCGCTATTGATTGAATCTTTGAAATAGAAGTTTTGTAACGAAGGGTTGAAACAATTTAGATATTGCTTTTGCAATTCCAATATTGGGGGATTTGTTAAAGACGATCGATAAGTAAGCCCCGTTACGCGGTCGTAATAGGATCTGATTTCGTCTTGGTAATATCTATACTCATTATTAGTCGTGCGGACGTGGATCGGAGCAGCAATATAATTTGGGTTTGAATTATAGGCTAAGCCAGTTGCCCAATTTTTATACGAATTGAAATAAGATTGGGTATTATCGAAGTCATAGATGCCTTCATTGCCGGCAAATTGGACTTCTCCAACATCTTTGGAAAACATAGCGACATCTAAGTTCTCATTAAAGTCAACGCCCTTAAAATTGACCTTAATTGTGTTTTCACAGCTTACAAGATTAACGGTTCCGTCATGGATCAATATTCCCTGAAAATAGATCTGGCAGGAATACGTTTTAAACAGATTATCGCCCAGATGCGCCCCCATACGATTAGGATAACCAAATATCTGCAGGTTCCTTGGAGTCATCGGCAAATCAAAAGCAAGGCTGTAGGGGATAGGCAGTCGTTCTTCTACCATCATAGGATTTTCGACCGTCATTGCGATACTGATATCCGACGGAAGATCGACGTTTAATTTTTTGACCTTAATTTCAAGCATAGCACGAAATTACCTTCGTGCTATGCTGTTTTAAAGGACATTAGAGTGATCCGTTGGACTGGTCGCGTTGAAGATCCTCGAACTGTTCAACAAAACCACCTTTGCCTAAAAGAACCACTTCTGCCTTAAGATTATCGAGCTTGTTGTTAAGCTTCGTTATCACCGCTACCATATTCGAATCGTCGTAAACAAATGGCGCCGGGGCAGGAATATTGAGCGTTGAACCGCTGAATGTGCCGCCTGTTGCTCGACCCGTGATCGACGACTGGATAACCGACGACAACATCGAAGGATTGATATTTCCGTTGCGTTGAACTGAATCAAGCCAGGATATGACCGGAGCCGTGACGGGGTTATTGACAAGATCGTTGTTTGCCACCCATTCGGTACCGCCTTCCGATACCAAAATAGTTGGCTTATCAATAAAACCGCGCATACTTGGTCTGTTTTTAGCCCTGAATGGTTTATTGTCCTGTTTACGACGAACATCGATATAACCACCATCTTCGCGGCCTTCGATGACAGGTAAAGGTGTTTTAATAATAGTAGCTACCTGTAAAGCACCCATAGCAGCAACAAGCGCCATAAGGACCGGATTCGGAAACGCTTTGGTGATCCCGGTCGCTGTATTGATGATTGCTGTCATCAAACCGACGCTCTTTTCGCGTTTCGCTTGATTGTAAGCGATGACAGACTTTTTCTTTTCAAGATCTTTATCCAACTTTTCGATCTGGGCGTTGTAAGCTTCCTGACTTATGTTTCCGCTTTTTAAGCGTTTGTCCAGATTGTCTTTTTTCTTCTTGTTGGCCTGTTCATCCTGTTGTAGCTTGGCGTTTTCACCTGCGGCAACGAAGGAATTATATTGTTTCCAGATGTCGGTTCCGGCAGTGACGGCATTAAACATGCGCTGCAGCTTTTCTTCACTGGTGCCGATATTCGTAAAGAGGTTTTGCCAATCATCGAAAGTCATACCGAGGATATCGGTCTTGCCCTTCGTGTCGGTTTTAAATTCGTCGGTTTTATCCCATCCTTTTAAACCAGCAAGTTCTAGCTTTAATTCTTGTATTTTTTTCTTTAGAACTTCCTTTTCTTCATCAGACAGAATAGTGTTAGATAGATCAACACCTTCTAATTTACCAGATTCCATAGTTGTCTGGAGAATATTCACGAGTTCCTCAAGGTGCTTTCGGGTTCCTTCTTGTTCAGCAAGTTCTTGCTGATTTCGGATCAGCTTTTTAGCCTGTGAGAGGTTTTTAACTTTGCTGAGTTCCTTTGCATTAAGTTTCTCAGAAAGAACCTCTTTTGCTTGCGAAAGGCTTGTTATTGAATTTAATTCTTCAATATGCTTAATTTTAAGGTCTGTTATTTCACTTTTATTTGCGGAAAGAACCTTATCCGTTTGTTTTGCAATAGCATCAGATTCGATCCTATCTATATTTAACTGATGATTTCTTTCTAATATTTCCCAAGTTTTCAACTGTTCCTCTGTCATTGTGCTAATAGACTCCAGTTGTTCTTTAGTTAGATCTTTGCGTTTTCGGTCAAATAAACCCGCTTGTTTAAGCCGCTCATTATAGGACTCTTTTTCTTGTTGGAGCAATGGATCTGTTTTATCTACAAGTTTTTCCCTAAACTTCTTTTGATCTGCTTGGCGTTTAGTCAATTCTGATTGAGCAACTTTTGTGGTTTCCTGTTGAGAATGATTGTATTTTCGATTTATTTCATTTGTTTTTTGCTGATAGTCCGACTGAATTTCAGCAAGTTTGTACAGTTCATCGGAAGTCATTTGACGAACATCTTTCTGGAATAGTCCGGCTGTTTCAAGTTGGGCTTGATATGCTTTTTTTGCATCTTCCAACTCTTTCAGCCGGGCTTTTTTAGCTTCCCGTGCAGCTTTCTCCGCGGCTTTTTGTGCTTCTTTATCTACGGGCGTAACCGTACCGCCTGTAACGCTATTTTCTCCATTTTTAGGTTTAGAAATACTATTTAATCTCTCTTGATCTTTGATAATGGAATTGGTAAGTTCTTTTCTGGCACTTTTTATATTGTTTAAAGATTCGATATTATCTTCTGCATTAAAGACGGTTGATGCAGGTAGGCCGACGATTTGTTTTCTAATCTCTCGATATGTTTCAGTCCAAAATCCCAATTCACCTTTTGCAATTTTTCGTTCCAATTTGGCCAATTCTTCCAGTTCATCACTAGCCGCCTGAATCTGTGATTTCAAAACTAACGCCTGTGAATACTCTTTGATTGCGCGGGTAGCTTTGCCTATTAATAATTCTTCTTGGGTATAACTATCTAACACGCCCGGCATGATCTGTTTAAGCTGTTCCATAGCCGCAAGCCGTTTATTTTGAGCGACAGTATTGTCGGTCATGATTCTGTTAAGGGAATCAATCTGTGTGGTTTGATTAATGGTATTGTCTTGCGCTTTTTTCATCGCGTTTTCTAAAACTCCATGAGTTTTTACAATACCCCGAAGATTGTCACCATATAATACCAAACCAGCAACAATCGCGCTGATTGCAGCAACCAATAATCCAAGTGGATGAACGGTTATTGTTCTGAAAAATAAGTTCAATGCTATATTTGCACCTACTATTCGTCCGGCTAGCAATTCAGTAGCTGCAGCCCATAACAAAGTTGCAGCAGTTGCGATTCGATCCCAAGCAGCCTTTAATTTCACCAGCACTATATTTGCAGCAAGATTGGTGTTGCTGAGCGCAAGCACAGTGTTATAGGCGAAATATGCGGTAGCGGCCATTGTAATAATTCGATAGTGTTCAGCGATGAAGTTGATTATCACCATCAAAGAACGAAGGAATATTGTTAACAGGCTATTTCCGGATACTAAAACGGGCCAAAGCTTTTCGCCTAATTCCCGCCAGAACTTGTTTACCTCTTTACGCGCTTTGTCCAACTGTGCGGCCGCATTTTCATTCTTAACGTTATACTCCTTTGTTAGACTGGTGCCTTCCGCCATTGCTTGGTTCGAAAGTGACATCGAACTTTGAAGCATGTCAATGTTATTAGACAATGACCCTAAAACCTGAACAACATGCCCGCCTTCTTGTCCAAGATCTCCAAGTGTGGCGGCCAATTCGTTAATACCCGAGGATGAGTTTTTAACGCCCTGTAGTACTTTAAGAAAGGCACCCATGAAATCTTTTTCGAGTAAGGTTTGGAATTCCTTTACATTCATTCCAGCGTATTTGCTGTAAGTCTTAGCATCACCTGCCATATTGATCCACAACTTCGAAATTGCAGTTCCTGCAACTTCTTCTGATTGTTTTAGCTGATCGAGGGTCGCCGCTAAACCAAAGATCTTATCAATCGAAACGCCAGCAAGAGGAGCAATACCAGCTAGTCGTCCAGCGAGACCAACCATATATCCTTCATTGGCCGTGCCAGCGGCACCCAACTCATTGATGGCACTACCAACTTTACGGAAAGCATCTTCTGTACTGTAGATATCCTTCAACTTAAATATATCAATCAGCTTACCCACTTGGTTGACAGTTTCTTCAACATCACCGCCAAGGTCTTCGTTCAATGCTACAACCAATTCGTTATTGGCTCGAACGAACCCAGCAATCTCATTAACATCAGTATACCCCAGCTTACCAGCGATACGCCCCAGACCAAGCAAATCATCCTGGCTGGTTCTAGTATCAATCTTTTCAAGTTCCGCGTTCAGACCTTTTACGGCATCTTTGGTCAGTCCCGTGGTCTTCATTACGTCCGATAGTTTATCATCGAATTCAGCATAGCGGTCTGTCGCTCTAGTTATACCGGACCACGCGGCCGTAAGACCAGCAGCACCAGCTATTAGCGCCCCAGCAAGCTTCGTATACTTCGAGGTTAGATTGGTAATGAAATTTCCTGTCTCTTCCGATCCCGCATTGATTTCCTTTAGACGGTCACGTATCGCCTTCATCTGTTCGTCGAGAGCCTTCCAGTTATCAGAATGCGGTTCGGCCATATCTCGCTGAATCTTAAGGTTTCGATAAGCTTTGGTTAACTCAGTCGTTGACTTTTCTTCTAGCTTAAGGCTGGCGTTCAATTGGGATAGCCGCTGTTTCTGTTCAGCTATTGACTGATTCAAGGCTTCGGCTTGTGCTGTCAGTTCTTGATATCGGACCGATCCGGTCTGATTGTTACGTTCAAGCTTTTTCATTTCGTCGTTGACGGCTTCCAGTTTCTTCTTGCTATCAACCAGTTCACGGCTCACCTTACCTATCTCTGATTTAGCAGTATTGCCGTTCACGATTATGTTTAACACCAAGTCTTCTTGTGTAAGTTTGCTGGCCATTCTTAAGGGGTATTAAATGATGCGCGGATATTGTTACGGACTTCATCGGTAAGGTCATACATTAAGCGGTATGCAATAGCATAGTAATGTCCCCATACAAAGCGGTTATAAATGCGATAACTCTTAAGCTTACCATTCCGCTCTTTCTTGATATCAAGCTGTCTGGTGTAGGGCGTGAAGGCCAGTTCCAGTGTAGCATTCACCGGACCCGTATTCTTTACCTCTGCTTTACGATCGTCGATAATGTCTGAGGTATGGAATTTCAGTTCTTTTGTCATAGCCAAAGCTTGGTTCTTTAGAAGCCGCTGTGCTTCATCTCGAAGTGTATCACCAATGAACCTTAGTTCGATGTTATTATCCATGTTCGAAATTAGCCAGCACTTGGTCGGTAGTAAAGGACATGAAATCCGCTGTAGTGCGGGATAGTGGCTTCTTGATGCCGTTAACGCGGTATTTGTGTCAAAAACAGCCCTTACGGGGTATTTAAGGGGGATTTCTCATATTTCACCCTCCAAGGGGCCTGTGCAAGTGCAAAAAAGGCTCTGAGTGGTCCGGGCAGAGTTGTGTGTCAAACAAGGATTTGTTTTTCAAAATCCTCATATTTTATTGTTTTTCAGTATTTTATGGGTTTTTTATTCCGAAATAGGCTGTAAAATCAGTAGTTTTTGGTTTGAAGTCGGTCGAAAAACAGAAAAAGCCTTGAAATTTCAAGGCTTTTGTGTTGCTGATTGATTAAGCTTATTTCTGTTCGGATTTCAGGAAAGTTGTTCCTTCTGCAGTGATTAGCGCAATCAGTGAATTGTCTTCGATATTTATAAGGTCTAACGTTTCACCTTTTTTGATAAGCTGCGTTTGGCGGGCGTAAAAATACAGGTTTTTACAAAAAGCCTGCTTATGTTCATTATTTTCGATAATCTCTGGGAATATTTCAAAATAACCGAGGTTAGTTGTTTTTAAAACTCCATTTTTTTTAAGCTTATCAATGGTTAGTATAACTTTAGATATGTCGCCAATAGTTATTGACTTACTGCGTTTTAGTTTCTTTAATGTTCCCATATCCAAAGGTACTAAAATTTAAATTTAATTGAATATCCGATCCATCCACCAAAGATATTGTATTCGGGATCTATCATCATCGTTCTGATTTCGATAAAAGGAAAGGTCTTACATTCTTCCTCGTCTGTACCAAACAGTTTATCCTTAATTTTAATAATATCAGCTTGCGTTTCCTTATACTGTTGTAGCTGATTTGAATGCGCCTGACCGTCCCGTTCTTTTTGCACCACATAAATGATCGATTCTTCCATCGATTTCGCGCTATCGGGATTTGGTCCTTCAAAAAAAGTGGAAGGAATAACGCAAACAAGAGCGGTTCCAGATCGATCTTGTAAAAGGTTTTGCGTTTGTTCGGCCGTACTGGTGACAAAATATTCTTCAAGGCCCAAAAGGGTTTTGAAGGTCTGTGCCAATTCTTCAAATTTGGATAATAGTATCATTGGTTTCTAGCTTTTTCTTTTAAGTTTTCAAGGTGGGTTTTATACCAGAATAACAGCACCCGGAATAGCGAATAGTTATCACATTGTTCTAAAGTTCCAAATACCTGTGATTTGGTGATATCAATCAAAATTCCAGACCATCCAAGACCCTTGATCGATTCGACGTCTGATTCTGGAAAAAGTAATTCCAATTCAACCTCTGCACCTTCGATATCAAAGGGTACCGTTTTGATATAGCTTATACAGAAGGAAAACCAAGTTAGAATCCATTGTTTCTGCCACATCGGAATACCTTCGACGTCCTTAGCTAGCGCGCCCAAATCATCGGTGTTTAACGGTTTCCTCTTTTTCCCATCTTTTCTACGGTAAAGGCACGCGATAAAATAATTCAAGTGCATTTCCGCTTCGTCGAAATTGGATTCCTTGATTGCAGCAACATAATAGTCCTTCTGATCTATTGCATACCTAAATTCTTTGAAAATTAAGTCTCCAATAAGGTCTGCAGGGCCATGTAGTTCGATTGATCTAGATAGCTTAATCGTTCTAAATGGATTCGTGAAAGAATTGTAATCCAGTTCCAAACCCTTGTCGGATTCGTAAAATGCCCAGCCACATAGACTTGTTGCCAGCATATAGATCTGCTCATTGATCTTTGTATTTAAGTTCAATTTTTCCTTTGCAACATATTGCGCACCTATTTGTAAACCAGTTAGATATTTGAAAACGAGAATACAAAACTGCGTATAATCGAATTTACCTTCCGTTACGAGTAATGCGTGCTGGAAGACAAAGGCAAGTTGATCGGAATTAAGTTCATCCCAACAGTCCGCAATCTGGATTGTCTTGTTTTTTTCTGCTATAAATAATGTATGCATGTTATGTTCTCGCAAATTTTTGTCTTGGATCGTTTTTTGGAAGCAATGTCCGCTTTGTGTATTCTGGGCTTGACTTGTAGCGCTGCCTTTTGAGTTTATTTAGATGCTCGCACGCATCTTTTTCCAGCTCATAGATGTAACGGTCTATTTCCTTTGCTGCAGCTTCCTTGGTCGCTTCTGTTGTCTGTATAGCTGCTTTGATCTTCTTAACAACCGTCTGTGGCAATACCGTAAGTGAAAAGCGCCTACAGGCTAGCGCAATGGTGTATAACGCTTCTGCACGACATACAAATCCAATGAGTAATTTATCGGCTTCGTTCAGTTCATCTTTTTGAAATCGCGCTAAAAACGGCAGATAATCTTCTTCAAACGCATCTGCGATATAGGTATCTTGAATTTCGCGAATCAATGGACTGACAACGTGATAAAATCTTCCAGATAGATCGATGGGAAAATAGTATTCAAACTTTCGGGTATTGTTCAGAAATAGGGATTTTAAATCTTTTCGCTCTTCACTGTCGTTGAAACTTTCCACATTGTTTTTTTCCAGATGTTCGATCAATCTATCCTGGGCGCGCTGTGCTTTGAGCAGGTGCGAATTGTCGTCCCGTTCGATCATCCATTCCCAGGCCATCTTCTCGTTCAGGTTATCAATCTTCATTTTACGTCCATTGCCTTCATGGCTGACAAGATTTGACTGGAAGTAACGGTATACAGCCATTAGACCGATAGAAACTTGTATCAATCGCAAAGTTTCTTTTTCGACATCATTAGGATTTGGTTTGGCTACTACTGTGACAGCATGATCGATGATGTTCTGTCCGATTATTTTACCGAGTTCAAAAGTTTCGTTTTCAAGATCTGTCTCGATCCTGGAAAAAAGATTGTTTTCGTACCACGAACCTGTCAGTTTAGCAAGTGTTTTACCGTCTTTTATCAATAGTTCGCTCATAATTACCTGTTAATAGATCTAGATTTTATCATTACAGCCATTCGCAAGCAGTTTGTAGACATCATTGTTCCGGCTGTAGAATCAGCCATGTCAAGCCAATATTGTGCTTGTTCCTCGGTGTTTTCCAAATGAATTATTTCAATTTCTTGCTTTTTCACAGTAGTAAGGCTTCTAGATTTGAATTTATTTAATAATTCTTCATCATTGTTAAATGCAGCCAATACCATTTTTTCTATTGTTGACTTTCTTTTCATTATGCTGAATTTTTAAGGCGTTCGTTCGGTTTAGTATCCTGTTCCGAGCTGACCGGATCACGATAAAACCCAATTTTAATATTCTTACCGGGCCAATTCGCCGCAATCGCTTGGTTGACGGGTTCAAAAATAATCTCTTCCGGGATGCTGACATCTGTGGCAAGGAACAATTTCAAAGCGTACAACATTTCTGATCCACTGGACAGCTTACCCTGTACCATGACATTTGCCAAAGAGGGGTGAAGGTTCATACCAGACATAGCAGCATGCACGGCAGTATCGGAAACTTTGACCTGGGCTTCAATAAAATCTTTGATCTTTTGATCTAAAGGTTCTATTTTCCATTCACATCGATTTCCAGAAGGATCTAAAAAATCAACAGTTTCAATGAATTTACCAGCATTTTTTTTGCCCGTTAACGCGCGGGCGATGGATTCGAAAAGTTCATCTTTGAGTTCGTCCAGTTTCTGGTTGATGAATTCTTCCGGTTTGCCAGAATGTTCTTTATATAGCTCAATTTTCTTATTGTCCCAATATTCGGCAGGTGAATGGATATGCCAAGCAGCTGAAATTCCGTTAATGGTCAAATATTCGATAATGTCTGGTGTTTCAGAAGAGCGCATGAGCCATTTAAGCGTCCCCATGAATGAGGGCATCGAGTAAAAGTTATAAGCAAACGTGTAGCTGTTGTGATAATTCATCGCAACCTCATGCTTAAACGGATCTGAACTTTTGTAAATCGGATAGGTGGTAATTCCCGTAGTAGTACACAGGTTCGGAAAGTCTCCGGTATAGATCGCGGGTACATTTTCCAGTCGAAGTTCTTTGCCCTCTTCGGGGAATGCTAGTCTAGCATTAATTGAGGGAACGACTACTAATTCATTGATCCTGTTTTGTCTACCGATACGCCATCCTTTAGACTGGTGCCTACGAACAAATACACCTTTCATGTGCGCAAACTCAGTCATCGACATTTCGATAAACTTACGGGAATCAAAAGATTTCCACCAATCATCGATCTCTTTGTCGAAAGTATACTTTCTTACAGGTTTCCCGTCTTCGATCACAGTTTCATAAGGCAAGGGGCCTTGCCCGTAGATCAACCCGTTTCGCCGCTCGATAATACCGGGGGCGATGTGGTTTGTACCCATAACATCCCTAATTACCTGTGGTAAATTGTCGTTAGGTCCGTATGGAACTATCTTTTTACCCTGCACATACGATGCGTACGATTCCCAATCGTTTTGGAAATCCGAAAAGTGGCTATGCCTATTCGTGTATGATTCACAGCTAACCATATAAACCTTTCCGGTTCCAAGTTTAATTGCGGCAGAATTTTTACCTATTTTATCGATGCTTGCGGACATTTTTATGAAATTGTTAGGGTTTGACCATTAAAAACCAGTAGACAGCATTGCCAGAAGCGACGGGGTTCACTTGTATCTAAGTTGGTATAGGATTCCTGACAATCTGCATATTGATTGTTAGCGTCTGCATCCCTTTTCCTTAAAAGTGCTCTGGAAACATGAATATTGCCGTCGCTGGTATCCTTGGTTTTTGAATACGATGCAAAGGTGAACGAGAAAGGTTCACCTTTTTTGGATAGATCACGCATTTGCTTAATGGCTTCGTATACTGTCATGAAGCAAATATGCCACAATGTAAAGCCCAATTAAAGGACAATGATTTCCTATTTTCTGACGGAAGCCGTACCAACGTTCGACGTGTTATAACGTTTTGCTATATCCCGCCATAAAGGGCGCATCAGAATATATTTTGCAGCATCTGAAGGGTTAGTCGATTCAGTTGGCAATTTTTCAGCAGTAAGCTTTTCAGAAGTCTTTTTCTTTTTGATCTGTTTTACTCCGGCTTTGTTTGTCACGTAGACTGTTCTGGTAAGCTCCATACTTAGCCTTATTTCCTTGCATTGCCAAAAATCAATTAGCAATGTTGGTAGTCCCTGAACGGCGCCAGACATTATTTTCTGCATAAAAGAATGTTCTTCCTGTTGTGGGATTATACCTTGTGTCTTAGACATTGCTATTACCCGCCATCCAGACGGCACTTCTTTGCCATTATCATCGATATTAAATTCAATAGCATGCGCCAACTCTGATGCGTGATCGACACCCTGTTTTTGATAGTTATTTCCAGACCGGTCATAATAATAGTAGATTGTCTTATTTCGATGTGGCTCAAAATATTCTTTAAATTTTGCTGCCAGTTCTGGTATCCATTCTTTAGGAATGACATACATGAATTTTAATAGTCTATAAATGTTTTTAGCAACTTCATGTTGTCCAATAACCAGAGATATCATATTACCAAAATCCACTCCAATATCTATTGGACTATTCAGATCAAGATATTTTAATTCTCGACAGTCAGCTTTATTGATGAAATTGAACCTTTCCGCCCAAACAGTATCCAAACCATCTTGATAAAAGTGTATTGCAGATAATTGGCTGTAAAATCTCACATTCGCTTTTACCTTAGGCTCTATGGACAATAGCGCGGGTTCCACATCGCCCATATCGTCAGCAAGGGCATCGTCCATGTATTCAGGCGACAGGATATCGATGTTCACATAAGAAGAATTAACCATAAAAAGCGTCTGGCATTCTGGTTTACGGCGGGTTTCGTGCCAAATTTCATTCCATTTTTCAAAAGTCTTTTTCTTTTTTGCAGCTTCAATGATATTTCCTTCCTGCTCATAACGCACCATCTCCATTAAAGCTTCATTTCGGATCAGAGAAACTTCCATCAACTTTTCCATGCCGTCCACATCCATTTCGTCTACATAGTTTAATATCCAGTCTTCTTCACCAATATTATTGATGTCTGGCATATCGGTAGTGAATGTTTTACCCCGATAGTAAGGAGAATGTCCGTATAATTCCCTGTAACCACGGCTAGCCTTAAGCATCGGCGCCAATTTCTTTTTGCTAAAATATTTGACCTCATCGCCTAATATATGTACAAATGATCCACCAGCAAGCGACGAAGGTTTGTCCATTGATCCGAATGTAATGTTAAACCCGGTAAAGAAAATTAGAATCTGTGGTGTTTTACCAATTTCATTTACAGGATTCCAAAAATACTCCCGAAGTCCAATAGGTAATTTTTCCTTTTGATAACGTGAATATTTTGGCAATTTATTACCCCGGATATAATGCACGCCTTCAAACAATCCTTTTCTTTTAAGCCCTGTTTCAAGCGCTGGCAATATATTTTTTTCAAGATTGGTATATACATCAGCAATCCAAGCAACGGGCGCACCAGGAAGTTCATAAACCATATCCGCAATACGTTCCGCTTGTATTTCCGTTGTTTTAGTTGTACCACGACCACCAATAAGATAAAGGTTTTTAGGCCGCATTAGTCCGCACGTCTGGGCTGCCCAGTTAGCATAATTGACTTGAATTTCTTCGTGGTCTAATTTTGGTTTAACGCGATGTGCCATTATTTTGTGAAGTCGTCTTTTGTTTGCTGTAATCGTTTTTTAAAGTCCAGAGGGATAAGACGCGCATCTTCTTTCAAACGAACCTTATCTTTTTCGGAAACCGGAAGGCCATCTATTTGCTTTCTGGTTTTATTCCGGTCAATATCAGTCATATTAACATCTTTTGGATCAAGAGAATACATAACATAACGTCTGACATATAATTTTGGATCGATCTGCTCTTCGTCGTCTTTGTCGAGCAATCGCATTTTGTATGCCTTGTAGTTTATTTCGGAATAGATTTCCCAATCTTTTGTCGTAACAACATTATTTTTGACGTGATTAGCAGCCATATCGAGGTTATCGGCGTATTTATTTCGTAATGCAGCTTTGTCCAAACCTTCATCATGGTAACACAGGTTTATCGCTTCGACATAAATCTTTTTGGCATCTTCATGCTTTAGGTTCAATTTTTTATTCAGGAATTCGATAGTAGAACGCTTACCGTATTGCTGATCTAGGTCTCGGATAAGGAAAAGAGCATCCAGATATAAGTTTTCTTCCAGACTAAGGTCATCAACACACCCGTTGATTATGTACTGTTTGAATTTTTCTAGTTTACTTTTCGAGTCAAAACCGCCAAATATGTCAAGCTTGGAAATTGTGAACAGACGTGTCCGTCTGATTTCGTCAATAGCTTTAAACGCCACAACATCACCGCCCTTTGCAGCTTCATAAACACCCAGATGTTCATCCATTTGCTGGCGGTCGATGCCTGCTTGTATATGACGGGCTAATTTGGAATTAGGATCTGCCGCAATCTGTTTAAATACAATAGGATCTTGATCGAAATAGCTGGCTAATTTGTCTACAGAATAACCAAGCCCCGCAAATTGCTCTAATTTGTCCCATTCTTCTTCGTCGAGAATGATGTTTGGTCTGATGTTTCCCATAAAACAAAAATGCCACTTGAAAAGTGGCATTTAAAGGACGCTTACAGTCTTTTACATAATTGACTTGATGTGGTTAGATAAGTCTATTAAATTTTCGGGGGATTGGGAGAGCATGGCGAAAAACGATCCCTTAAAAGCCATGTCAAGAATTTTTCCTGAAAGTTGTTGCGTTACAAACTCTTTTCCAAATAGTTTACTACTTTCTGCATCTTTCATTAGATGTTCTCGAACCTCGTCTACAGAATTATATATAACCTCTTGACCAGCACTATTTTTTTTGATAAGGTCAAATAGATTTACTGCGATGTCATCCACTTTTTTAATAAGCTCATTCCATTCCTCTTTGGTGAACATTTCCGCATGTATATCAGCACCTAAATATTCCAGCTTTAGCACAAGCTCGTCCACAATTTCTTGTCTTTTTGATTCGAAAATACCTGATGTGTGTACTGAAAATGGTATATAATCTTTTGAGTTTAGATCTGAAAACTGAACATTTTTCACTTTGTTCAGTGCTTTTAAAAGAACAAATTTAAGGTGTTCTCGATTATCGAAACCTTCAATAAAATTATCCAAATTATGTAACAAAGATTGATTGGTTCCCGCAATCTGTAAGAATGTATTCAACAAATTATTTGTGGACCACCGCGCATTTAAAAAAGTATCCGCTTTTCTGTTTAATAACTCTTCAATAGCCATATATGATAAATTAGATTTTTACAGATCTAATTTAACTATTTACTCCAATAATCGATCAATTTCTGCAAGTTCCATTTGTTGACGACGGATATTGTTTTCTCGCTGTATACGGAGATCTGTGCGTTTGTCGGTCTTCAATTTCTTTTGATTACGATAGATGTTATTTTCCAGATTGATTTTTATGCGAACAAGATCTTTTAAGGGAAGGGATCTATATTGTTTGATCTTCTTATACTCTTCAAATATGGGGTGTTTCCCCAGGACTTTACCATGTTCCTTATAATGGTCCATTTCTGCAGATATCGCCCTATTTTGAAGATACTGGTCAACCAGATACGAAACAGCTTCCAGATGATCCTTGTCTGTCTTAGCCGCTTTTAACTTATCGTATGCCGCACAATAATTGTGATAGCTTGTAATTTTATCGCCTATAATGATTTTTAATTCAGGTGGGCATGTAGGGTCAGCGAGGAAAGGATAATCGTCCCTAAGCTTTCTTTTTGGCTTTTCCGACGTTGTTAGTCGCTGTGTTGGCTGTGTTCTAATAATTGACGTCATGTCAATTTCAGCAATCCTACACAAAGTTGTTTTTATAATCTGGATATGTTTTCCTGGGTTTTGCTCGACGAGCTGCTTAACGGATTGTTTAGGGCTACAGTGGTCACAAAATAACCGAAGACCGATCCGTGGATCGGCTCCGGCTATAAGCCAATTATACACCAAGCTTTTTACTTCGTCAGTCATTGGCTAGGGAAGGGATTTATCGTTAGTGGCTTTTGTTCCCTGCAGACATTGATATTCGACTTTTGCGTCAAAACAAGGGCAATCTTTGATCCATTCGAAAAAGTCAACTTTTCCATTACCGTTTTGGTCTGGGCTAAAATCACGATGTCCGCGTATTTTAATTCCATCGATAGGCTGATGTTGTTTTAACTCTTCTAACACCTTTTTAATCGTTTTTAGAATTGATTCTTTTTGTTCCGGGGTTCTGGTGTCTTTACTACCGACGCCACCTTTATAGCAGATGTGAACCGATACTGAATTATAATTTTTGACGCCATTTGTCACGGCTTCGATTGGCGCTAGATTCTCGACCGTTCCATCAGCATTAATAATAAAATGATAGCCTACTTGCTTCCATCCTAAACTATTTCGCCAGTAATCTTTAATTGCTTTTGTTGTTTGCAAAGCTGGTCCACTTGTACAGTGAATAACAATGTATTTAATTTTTCTCATTATTTCTCGAAGCTTGAAGGTTCAGGGAATGCAGTTAACAACAATGGTTCAATAGCCTGGTACCCGTCAGTATTACAGTTGAAGTACCAACGCGATTTAAACGCTTGTTCGATAATATCCATGTTTGGCTGTGACTTGTAAACCGACCCTAATACACCATCATGGGCTGATGATCCGTTAACAACCAACGGGCGTGCATTTGGATAAAGACCGTTGAAATATAACGATTCTAAAAGGTATCCTTTTTCAGTCGTAGGGATATTAGCCAGCATATCCGTAAAATCTTCGGCATCAAATACCATTGGGGTATGTGTCCCGAAATTGTACGTCGGGCACCCATTTGCCTTTAAGAATTCAGCAGTACGCAATGCGTTTTTTTTGTAAGTAGACCCTTCGGCACCTGTTTCATATAACGAATTTGGCAACCGTTTTAATAGTTCGATCTGTGAAAGTGTTTGTGGTTCGAGAACGAAAATATCATCATTTGTCAAAATGAATTTATCTTCGATCCCCAGGGCTGTGATCGCTGTTAATAATTTATGAGCCACATCTGCTTGCGGATCGATAACCTGTGATGGATTCGGACAGCCGCAATCTTCCGTAATCACATGAGGTTCATGTGGAATATGTACGATCTTATCCGCGAACCATTCTTCACGATCTCCCACAACAACGATTGTAAAAGGAAAATTGAAGTTTTTTTCCATGGCACGGATCGCCATTTTTAGTTCATCGCCAGCTGCTGCACTTTTGAGGTAGGGAATAATTACAGGAATTACTTTCACCTCTACTGCTGACAAGATTTCGCTGGATAAAGGTTTATTCACATTTTCTGTGCTATTATCCCCAGTATTGGAATTATTTAGTGTACTCGATTGCTGATTTTCTGCAGGCACTTTTTCAACAGGTGGCTTTTCTGTTTTATTAACTGCTGTTGCTTTATTATTTGCGGCAGTTGTATTTTTTCTTGATGCCATAATGACTTGTTTGTTATGGTTTAAAAAAAGCCCCCCGAAAGGGGCTATGGATATTTTAAGATGCTATTACTATTATTGGATTAACCAATTCCGTCACCAGCAGAACCGCTACCAGCAGAACCGTCTTCGTCTCTTACAGCCGCTGCAGCAATTTCTGGTATAGTACCCGAATAGTATAATGGCTTGAATTTACCACCTTGTGGCTGTGTAAAAGTCAATGTATATCCGCGGGCATCTTTGTCGTCCTGCTTAGTGTATTGCAGCTTCATCGGATTACATTCCTGACCATGCAATAATGTTTGTTTGACGCCGTTACAGACTTTTGTGATAATCAAAAAGTCCTCGCCGTAGTTCTCCTGTAACCAGGCATCCATAACCCTGTCAATTCCTGGGCAAAAAGCTGTAAGCTTGTCGGTAATCTGTTCCCTTCCTGCTTCGCCACCGGATTCTTCGGGGTTCGCAATGGTCGAAGGTGTACAGTATAGCGTCATTGCTTTTGCACCAGCTTTCAATGTAATATTTCCAATAGATTCAACCCCGTCACGACCTGGGTAATTTTCGATGTCTTCAACGTCGATGATGATAAGGTTTGGATTTTTCGGGCTAGCGGCACCTGCAGCCCCTTTTGCTTTTTTTATTGATGCTTTTACGTATGGCATGATTGTAATATTAAGTTTTTAAAAGATTAAAGTAGAGATCCGAAAATCTCTACTTTGTTATTTTATCCAAGTCCGTCACCTGCCGAACCTGCAGGGGTTGAGTCATCCGCTGGTTTAGTTCCGTCTGGGAATTCAGTTGAATCTGAAAGTTCAGCCTGTGGATCATAATTTGGAGGAACACAAGCGTATGCCAATTCTCCAAACTCGATACCTACACCCATATTAAATTCACCAAAGATTTTGATATCATAGTCTGCACGTTGGATATCGTTGATAATATTTGGTTCGGCATTCTTTTTACGGGTTTTAACCAAATTTCCTTTAACTGTCGCCAATAAAATTGGGGATGATCCAAGTCCATCAATAGCAACGAAACGCGCCGGACTATAATCGATAGTCGCGTCTTTATTAATTTCACCAGCAACCCCGGAATTGCCTTTGTAAACGTTATCGTAAGCCATGATATAGCGTGTACGATACGCATCTGAACATAAGATACGATCAATGCGCAATTTGTGTTTTTTGGTGAACTGAGCGAATCCGCGGGCATGAGCAATAACCTGTGCATCGGTAGCGGTTGCCAGATCGATATATTGTTCATAGAAATTAATTCCAGTATTTCCAGCAGCTTTAGCAGCAATCAGTTGGGTTTCGATACCGTTCATGGAATCTTCGGGATCGGTAGCGACTTTTGGATCGGTATCTTCCTTGTACTTACCTTTCCATACCATACGGAATTCCAGATCGTCTAAAATCTTTGGTTTAATCAAAATTTCCGTCAAGAAAATTGTGATCGGCATCTGGTCTGGACGCAAGGATTGATCGTACAGGTAATCGATGTAAGAGTCGATAATATCTGCAGGAGTAAACGTAACGTTGATTTTGTGGTGAAAAGTTTCGATCACCATCGGGGTAAATTTAAAATTACCTTTAGGCGTAAAGAATTTCGAAAACTTTTGAACCACCGAATTGATCTGTGCTTTCACAGATTTATGGTAACGGTCTTTAACCCGAATAGTACGGAATTCACCAGCAGAGGTAAAGCCGTTAAAAATTTGGGTTAATACAATACCGTTATTACCGTCTTGCGATAGGAATTGTTTAAACTCCGCATCTGCATCGACAATGTCGAGTGTCTTCGCATCGGCTTCCAATCCCAAATTCGGATTTTGCATCGTTTGGGTAATGAACTGGTAATGTGAAGCTGCAGCATTAATGCTAACATTAGACAGTTTACCGTCAGCTTTTGGTATAGCTGGAAATTCAGCTTGTGGTCCACCTTCAGATTGACCGGAAAGGGTTTCCACTTGTGCTTCCAATATTTTTTTAGCCGCTTCCAAAGAGGTTACTTTGGCGGAAAGACCTTCCACCTCGGTCTTAGATGTTCCCAGTTTTTCAAAGTAACCGTCAATAGCTGCTTTTACTTCTGTATCGAAGTGGGAACGCAAAGAGGTCAACAAGTTTTCGGATGACGCTTCGGGAGCTCCAGCCGTGCGTTCTTTTTCAAATTTGGCTACGAATTCAGCCCCGAAGTTATCGGTTAAAAGCTGGTTATCATCTTCGGTCAACCCGGTAGCTGAAACATCGGCAGGCGTTCTACCTACCGCATTGGCTACCATTGCCAAAATAGATGCGAAAGAGAATAGTTTTTTAGACATGGTATTTTAATTAAGATTTTAAGAATTCATTTGCTTTTGCCCTGTCGAAGGCTATTTGGATAGTTTCGTGAAGTGTTGCGAAACCATTTGCCAAGCCGATATCAATTGACTTTTGTCCGTCAAAAGTTTTACCCGTTAAGAGTCCGGGGGTATCAATTTTTAATGCTGATCCATAATTGCTTTTAATATCGTCCTGAAACAGACGTGCGGCTGGGTTCATCATTTCTGTTTTAATGGCTTCGTATTCGCCTTTTAATGCTTTTTCGAAGACATCATTTTTGTATGGTGACAGATCGGAATAGATAGTATGATGCTTGTAACCTAAGGATTCATAATAGGGAATAGCGTCAAAGAAAGACATCATCACACCAATAGATCCAAGCTGTCCAGAAATGTTATTGTCGATATAGCGTTCGTCACAAAAGGAAGCTGCCCACAAAGCCGCTGAACATCCTACATCGATATGTGCTATCCTCGGTTTTCCAGTTGATTTCGCATATAAAAGTGCTTGCTTTATGGGAGGAACTGCATTTATTCCGCCGCCACCTGAATCGGTATCAAGTACCATTGCGCAAACATTAGGGTCCATTGATGCCGTGTAGATCATATCGGCTATTTCCAAAGCCCCGTATGTACACAAAGTGCCATATTTTAACATTGTTCCAACCAGGGGGATAACAGCAACAATAGGCTGATCTGTCTTTTTACCAGTATATTCTATAGAATTAGAATTCCCTTCCACGTAGGCGGAAATTGGGGCGTCTGTCAGCTGGGATTGATTATCAGCTAACGAAGTTTTGTCTGTAAGAATATTTTGGATTTGTGGGAATAGCCCGGCAAGCATCATTGGAGCAATAGCAAATTGCCCCCGAAGGATGGAATCCACTAAAGAAATTTGCCATTGGGCCGAAAGTTTTCTTTGCATAACTGTGCGTTTATGCAAAGAGATTGAAATACTGGGGGCTACTAAAGGACGGGGAGTCGGCTATAGTTTAGCCCCAGATATTGCCAATTACGATTTTAAAAGGTACGGGAAATGTCCGCACTCGAGAGTCGCCACCAGTGATTGACCGTCATTGGTCAAAATTGTATTCATAAAAAGCGGAATTTCAGGATCACCTATCACAATTGTGGTTCCATCACAACGTTCAACAAGCAAAATGCCGGGTAGACCTGGCACTAGGGTAGGCTTTACGGAACAGTTTACGCTAATTTCGTAAACTTCACCGCCTTTTTTTTGGCTTCTGTTTATATTATAAGTGACCGTTCCTCTTTTTAATGGAATTTCTAATTGTGAGAACGAACCGACTTGAACTTCATCACCAGTCGGGATAAAGGTGTGCAGCCTAATTATCGGAATAAAGCTTATTTTTTTTGCGGGTATAATATTATGATTCATAGCTCAGGGAATTAAAGTCTGCGAATGCTTTTACGAACGCTTTACGCATGGTATGCGCCCGCATCTGCAATCGGTGGTGAATTTTCTTCGTGTTTTTTTCATATTCGCGATACTTGCGTTTTTTTAGCGTCTCCACGTCACCGATCTGGGAATCCAGTTTTCGGTCTATAATAAAATTCAGGATCACTTCTTTTTCCTGGTAGCCCAGTTGTTTGCCGTAGAGATAGAACATACCAAAATCAAGATTGAAATAACTTGCTATGTAATCTTCAATCCTTTTTTGATCGTTTGGATCCAAATAATTGAATTTTCTAAACAGTTCCGGCAAATGCGAGGTAACGGGTAAAATGAATTGAACACATTCATCTGTGAGATCCTGTGACTGGGGGATATCGGAAACTTTTGTCAGTGAACATATAAACTTACCAACGTCAGTTGTACGGTCAATCTTCAAGGCCCCGCCATCATTTTCAAAAAGGGATTTAAGGTAATCCCGCAACATCTGTGATTTGATCCTGCAAATAACATTCATAGTTAAATCAATATTTGCATAAATATACTGAATTTTGACATGAATTATCAGTATTTAGTACAATGATTTTCAATTATTTATGTACAATTTTTTGATATGATATTGTATAAATATTTGATATGATTTATCAAAATTCTGGTTAAAAAATATTAATTAATTCTTTATAGAGATGGGAGACATTACCGGGAAGTTTGGCACTGGTAACAAAGCTGTGAGTGATTAAACGGTGTAATTTTTTGTAATTTTGTAATTTGCCTGCAACTGATTGTTTATTATTATTTTATGCTTAAACATTTTTGTAATTTGACACAAAATCATTTTGTAATTATTTGTATTCTCTTATTTAATTACAAATATTTTTTTTTGAAAATATGATTATTACAAATAAATGTAATTTATATAAACTTGATTTTTAAGGCAATACCTTGTAGAAATGAAATAATTACAAAATTACAAAATTTTTAAGGTTAAAAGGAGGGAGGGAGTAAAAACAGATAAAGCCGCTAAGTGGCGGCTCTTTTTTTATTGATTTTATCTGGAAATTAATTCTTTTGAAAGGAAATTCGAAGGGAGTTGGCTTCGGGCTAGGCTTTGGCCACAAAGCCCTCAATAATAGCCATCATTTCCACTGTTGTGAAACGGCTCTGTACGATCTGGCCAGAAGTTATACTGGACACCATATTGGATGCAATGTTATGTATAGTTTGAAGCTGGATCTGTTTCTGATCGATCAGCTTTAAAAGGGTCTCTTTAGGCAACTTTGCCAGTTCTTCGCTACATAGGTTGTTGTTTTCTGCATTCATAAAATTTTCCTTTATAATATATACTGATACAATAATACTAAAATAATTAGTAAACATATAGTGTTTGAACAATAATTATTCTCGGTAATTCTCAACAACCGAATTCTTTGAACGATTACAAAAATTTTTGGAAGGAAGGGAAGGGGGCGGGGGAATACAGATCTATTTAGGCAGCTGCTTAAGCCACGGTATTTCTCCATTTTCAATCATATCGATGATGATAGTAACCTCGTTCATTCCGAACCATTGAGCAGTAAGTTTGACCCTAAGATCAAAGTCCCATCCGTAGTGCTTGGACCATTTAAGGGAGCCTAAATCCACGTTATTTACCATCAGGCTATAGGCAAAATCCTGCGCCATGTGTTCTAAGTTATTTATCGATATAATCTGGCGCATCCCAGCATAATAACATACGGCCAGTAAATTCTTTTCATGCCTGCAGATTAAGGCATCTATAATGGTATTGGCTAATTGTTCGGACAATTGCCCATCTATAAGTTCCCAGATCTTATAATATTGCCGGAAAGTATATTTAGCACCATTCTTGCCGTAAATAAAATAATCTGTGTTGATTTTCCTAATTTCTGATTGTTCGATCTCATATGGTATTTTGATCGTCTTTCCGCTATAACATATCTGCAATAATTCCATTTTACAAAATTGCTAATAATATTAGTTCTTATCTATGTTGGAAATACGTAAAAAGAAAAGCCCGGATTTAATCCAGGCTTGACTTTTAATGAATTTCTGATATGATCGTTTTTCAACCCTCTTTCTTATTGTTGGGGTAGGAATCCAGTTTTAGGGAAGCGCTTTCAATGTAAGCAGATAAAGCTTCTTCATGACTGGAAGATTCTTCCAGTTGAACTCCAAATGTTTTGTTAATTTCTTCGATGCTCAAGTCTGATTCAAAAGCCATCATGAACCGACATGCAGATTCTAATTCTTTTCTTGTCATGTTGTTAATATTTTATGCGATTTACGATTATTAAATAATGCTGTTTTGTGGTATACCGTAAGTTTTAAAACTTAATAAACCTTGATTTGTGCCACCAATTAAACGTTTCTTCACTATCAAATAGATCAAATCGAAGAAAATCCCCCAGCGTCTCGTCGATGGTCAAAACGTCGCCTTTTTTCGGGGTTATTTGTTTTACATCTGTACCGCCGAATTCCTTGATGTGCGGGAAATTATGGTCTATACAGATTACTTGATCGCCTTCTTTCATTTACTTTAAATATTTAAATTCTGTTATCAAATTATATCCCTTTTTCAACTCTAATACACATGTTTGAATCCTAGCGTATTGAAAGGTTCGTCGAGGCAGTAGTGTGACACTTTTAAGACCATAAGATAAGAGTTTACGCATACGTACGTCACTGTCTGATATCGTGAACCAGGGCATCAACGCTATAATTGTATCGCTTCTGTCCATTAATTCAAATAAGAACTGATATCCATAGGCCATCCCCTTAAGATTTTCCCATGAAGCAGGTAAATTGCCCCCCCCCGAAAAATGATTTACCTGAAAAAGGGGGATTCATTAAAATAGCGTCATATCGATCTGATAAAATAGCATCCCTTTCTTGAAAATAATCGCCTTCTGGATATCTGATTTCTATGTTCGGTTTATGCTGCCGGATGGAACTAATGATATTACCCTGTCCTGGTGTCGGTTCAAGCACCTTTAATGTCGATTTAGGGAGCAATGAAACCATATAGTCACATACAAATGATGGAGTTTGGAAATTGCTGTCTATTATGAATTCTTCTGAAGCATTTTTTGTCTGCAGTGTGAGTTCTTTAGCCATTTAATTTTTCTTCTAATAATTTCCAACCTTCTAAAATTTTATCGTTTAACTCGAGTATTTCCGAATCAGCGGCGCAATTTTCTAGTAATGTATACAGGTTTGCTGTAAATAGCTCAAAAGGAACAAGTGATACCAGATCGCATAACCTTTTCAGAAAGACAAAAGGATCTTTGTCAAAATACATGCTGATTACTGGGTAATGTTCCTCAGTTAATGGGGATACATTACCATCTGATTGTCGCATTAGATCTTCTAATAAAAGCGACATTTCGAATAGCATATTGAATACGGATTTTATTTGGTCGTCTGTGATTCGTTTTAAATGCACCTGTCTTGTTGTAGTTTTTTCTGTTGACATGTTTTTAGATTAAAATGGTAAGTCACTATCATTAATACTTGTCACCCACTTTGATTGTAGATAAGGCTTCGCTTTCGATTTAATGATGTTATTGTGAAAAATATCAGTACATACGTTCCTACAAGCTTGATAATATTCCATAAGAATATTAACTAAGTATATTCTAAGGTCTTCCATTGTGTTAATGATCCAATACTGCTTAAATGTGAAATTAACCATAGCAGAAAAACTTGGATTTATCTCTCTATCATAATCCAGGTAGAAACATAATTTATTTGGTTGAACTAATGCGGCAATAAACAAATCTTGCCCTAGATCAATTTCTATCGAGCCTTCGGTTATGGTAAATGCAAGATCAGTAGTTATAGCTCCGAATGACGCTCTTAAATCGTCATCGTCGTGATGATGTTCAGCCTTAGCAGTTGCACCCGTTACTGGGCACGTTATTTCAATGTGGTCAATAAGATTAGTCTTGAATTTCTTTTTTAAAATCGACTCAGGTATTTTGACCAAGGATTCAAAATATCTAATACTCTGTATTGGCTCGATTATATCTAACATTTTCTTTCCGGCCAATTCGGAATGAGTTATTTCAATAGGAATCTTTTTCATTTTTCAGTTTTATTTTAGTGTACGTTTAAATTTTACCCCAACAACAAGGTGGTTTTTAACTTGTTCCCAATTCAACCCATTTTTACCAAGCAGAAAACTCACTATTTTATTTAGTTCTGCGTTTGGCAATTCAATTGTCCGAATCGGTTGCGACTTTAATCTATTTATCTCAAATAGCAGTTTAGCTTTTTCACCGTTTTCACCAAGCACCTGTAATCTAAGCTGTCTGATCTGCTCGTGTAGATTCTCCTGGTCTTCACACCATTTGCCGAACTCGACATCCATAGCCACGGCAAAAAGGTCTATAGCGTGCTTAAATCCCTTGTTGTAGTCCTCGCTGTAAGTGGATTTAGTATGAACCAATTTGATTCTGTTTAGAATCTGCTTTAATTTTAATTTGATTAGCATAGTTGTTTTCTAAAAAAGTTTTATTTGAATGTTGAACCCAGCTTTGATTAGCTGATTTACGTAGTATCGCGGCCCTACCGGAATGCTATCGAAAGATTGATAGGGTGCGACATCTACTTCCCTTAAGGCAAGATCTACGTACATATTGTACTTCTTAAGCTTGCGTTTCCAGTATATCAGTTTCCCGTCTGGCGGGGTGATGCGTTTCATTATTCAAAGATTAATTTGTGTTTTAACTCCTTGACAAAAGCCCTTTCCATTTCAAGTTCTTCGTCACCTTTTTGGGCGTACCAGACCTGTTCGTCCAATTCGATAAACCTTGACCCGTGTAGGCTTTCATGACGGTTGACTGTTTTCTCATAGATGCGCCAACCACGATTAAGCAGGAACGTCATCTGTTCAGATCCGGTGAAATAAATTTTAAGCTCCATAGGGTAAATAGCTGATATTTTTCGACCTAAATAATTCTTCGATAACTTCGATAGGCTGAATGTTAATGTCGTTTTCGTCTGATCCATCCTGAACAAATCCAACATGCGTCTGTGGTTCGCCCATCCTGTTTTGAAGTATAACCCCTTCGTCAATGACAATCGTATTGCAGCAGCCTTCGACAGCGTTCCCGAAAACAATTTTTCGAACAGTGAACTTTCTTCCGGTGTAATCGATGAACCGACAGCCAAGCGGCCATCGGACAACATTTCTAGCGGCAGTCATGGTTCTTGACGTTCTGGCAATTCTCGCACGGATATTGAGCGTACGCGGATATCGACCTTAAATATCTCCAGTGGAAATTGATGTACATCGATTATTTCCTGGGCTTCTTTTTTCATCTGGTCAAGCCCTCCAATTGCCCTGAATTCAAGGCCATTCATATATTGGCGTGGCTCATGGGTTCCTTTAAGAAGTGTTTTAAATTTGTCTAAGGCTGTTGTTTTTTTATTTACGTTCATGTTGTTTTAGATTAAAAGGGTAAAGTTTTTTTGTTTTCTGGTTCTGGGTTCGGCAGGTCTGAAGGATCAATCGTCGGATCAAAAACATTGTTCCCGTCTACCGCTCTGAAATTTCCATCGTCGTCACGTGTCTGGAAATAGAAATAAGCTTGTGACACCTTTGATTTTAACTTGACCCATGCCATTTGCTTTTTGTCATATTCGAAGACATCAAGCTGTTTTGTAAAGCGCTTGGATTTACCCAGCAATTCTTCTGGATTGTGTTTCCAGTCACGATATTTTGCGTACAGACCAAGTTTGGTATTGAAACCTTGCGGACTAAACTTTGTCAAGTTGGAAAAGCGCATGAAATCTGTCATTGCCACTGAAGTAATCATAACCGTATCGATATGTCCAGATAATTCATCAAAGTAGTTTTCCGCCCATGCAATAAAGTTTATACCAATCTCTGCGTATAGATTCCGCTCCATGATGTTTTTCATAGGGGCTTCTATTTTTGGCGATGTAAGGTATAAGTGGCAGCACTGAATCATTAGATTTAAGAAATTATTCCAATCTTCATCATTGAATTCAGTAAAAAGTGCTTTGCCCAAATCATCTACAGGCGTGCGTTCTTCACGAAATTTGCCCAACTTGTTGTCATGATAAAAGTTGGTGAAACCTAGAAAAAGAATCCGTCTAAGTGTCGAGCCAGATAATTGTCCCGGAGTGTAGTTTGTACTGATCGTAATTTTTGGTGACTCTGATTTGTCCAATGACACACGGCTTTTACCTTTTGGATTGACCGTCATTTCGCCAGTCACCAAAGAAAATAAGCGTTCAAAATTGAAGTTTTTGGAAGTATCGTCAATGTAAAGGATATCTGTGTTTCGGTTGACCTGTTCCAAGGCGTGCGAATCATCAAACATCTTTTCATTTTTACCGTCAAGTGTTACCATCTGGCGTACTTGTTTTACAGCTTCGAAAAAGAGTGACTTACCAGTCCCACCTTGCGGCATGCCGTCTGTATTTGGTGTATCATCCATCGCTACTACTGCCCAAGACCGTGAAGGGTTTTTATATCGATGTACCAGATATCCCAGCGCGTAAAGTTTTGACATCAGATGCAATTCCTGCTCGTATCTTTCTGTATCCGTAAGATTAGGGCCAGCAATATTGAATCTGTTTTCCTGTAGGTACCTTTCGCGTTCTGCATCAGATAAGTCATCTAAATTATCTTCAAGTTCAGTACGCCAGTGTACCCGTGACGTTTGTGTCAAGAATCGAAGAAAAAGACAATCCTTGTTGTTGATCTTAAGCCGAAACTTGTTTTCTTCTTTTGTGATCTCGAAAATAGGTTCCTTAATTAATCGCTTAAATGGTTTTTGAACAATCTTTGTATCCCACACGAAATTTTCTGACGTGCTGCCCTTGATTTCTGCAATTTCATTTTGATCAACCCGGAGAAACTTGTTTGGGAAAAACATCAACTGACAATTTGACCAGCTGTCCCTAAAGTCCAGTTCAAGGTCTGGCAACTGTGTAAAATGTGCTTCCGATAGAATAGGGGACTTGTGTACGGTGTCGATCAGTCCTTCTTCCATGAATCGACCGCGTAAAAAACCTACTACGAACGCTTTAATTTGGTCGGGCTTTACTGTTTTAACAACTGATTTGTCAATATGCACATACTCGATCACTTCTGGCATTGTCTCAAATCTGCCAAAGCCATTTTTGATCAGAAAATTAAGCATCCGTTCAACCGAAATCTTATATTCATATACGGGCTTACCGAACTTTATTTTCGCCAAACCTTCACGGTCGACTGCTTGATGTGAGTCCCAGAAACGAAGCGGTTTGGCCATACGCACCAAATTCCGAAACGAAAAGGCGCTAAAATAATTTAGGTAATCCCTAACATCTTTACAGCTCCGTAGATACTGATCCGAGTTTGTTTTTAGACTCTGCGGGAGATCTACCGTTTTAATGTCCAAAAAATGCTCTGACGTAGTTGTTAGGCATAATGCCAAATTCTGACGCTGACCTGTGTGATCCAGATCAGGACAAGTGAGAATATTATGGGCTAAAGATCTAAGTTCTTTTAGCTGCTCTTTTGTTAGCTTGAAGTATTCAGATGATCCATATACACACTCGTAACCTATTGCCGTTTTATTCATGGCGTCCGACCCGCCAGTGCTGAGAAAGATGTTGTCAAATTTTACCTTCTCTCGCTCAAAAGTTTCGTCTGTTTTATTTTCCTTTTGCTTTTGATCCCTAAGCTTTTCAAGCTTGGCCTTTGCCTGTGCAAGTCCATGAAGAAAGTTTTTGTCCGCTCCATTATGATACATGAAACGGTACTTTTTGACCTTGTTTTTAGGCTGATATATCTTTTTCCACTTCGTTTTTTTTCCATCGATTACGGATTCTTCTTCAATGCCGATAATTGGATAGTGATCTTGGGATTCAACCGTCACTCGCTGGCGATCCTTTACCCTTGAATACGATTTCATTGGATGCCAGTTCTGATTCGTAAGCAATAATGCTAACGAATCATATACGGCACGTTGGCGATCTTCTTCTTTGATGTGCTTGTGCGTATATTCAACATCTGCAATGGTGTATCTGGAAAATATAATATCAATCCAGGTGTCGGGCCATTTTTCAAGATATTCGAATTCCCAATGTCCGTCTGGTTCGTTTGGTTCAGCATCTTTTTTACGGATCTTCGATGTATACATCGATTCCACGTTTTGAGACATCGAAAGATTTTCACGGGTGACGATCTTCCTTAAGGCTTCCCCAAAGGTGCATCGGTCTTCATGCCGTACAACCTCAATCGCATTACGAGTTTTACCATCGCCACCGAAATCAGTAACTAAATAGCGGCCGTCATTAGCCAGCTTAATAGAACAGGATTCCGATTTTTCGTCACGCATACGAAAATGCTTATTCGTACCCACGAAATCATCGATATTAGATACATACCACCGAATGATATCTAGCCCGCCGTTTGTCTCTTTAAATATTTGATCTATATCGAATGCCATGTCTTAAAAGTTATTTGGTCTGCTAACTGGTGGGGGTTCTGGAAGGATTACATTTCCAGCCTTGTCACGTCTTAAGGGGGGCGGGGGATTACGGTTAAATTTGATCTTAGCCAGTTCTAAACTAGCAGATCTATACTTTGAAACGTATACCGCCAACCAGATCACTAAAACCATAATTACAATTAGCATTACAGTAATGATTATCTGTTGTCTCTGATTTTCCGAGTGCAGCAGCAATATGATTTGATCTATAGTTGTATTATTCATTTTCATTGAATTCATCTTTGTTTTTTAGGATAAAAAGGCATGACGCTAAAATTGCGGCCAAGAATAATAGGATTATCGAAGTCACTATGACCCCGAAATATTCGTTTACTTCGGGATTCATGACTACGTTTCGTTTGTGTATTTAGCGATTAGGTCTTCAATATTTTCATACACATTAATTCCGCAATGGGTGGCGGCATCGACAACGATCTTACAAAATTCATCCTGTCTCCACTGGGGCAAACAAAGCATATCTGTACATTCATTTGCCATCATTTGAAGGGCATGGCGCTGTATCGAACCGTCTTCGAAGGACTTTGCTCCGATGGTGCCGTCGAATGAAAAGGGGCTACGGGTTATAAAACCTCTGTTTTTCAACTCTTGATCTACGGTTGAAAATTGGATGCTGTTAAAGTGCTGGAAGCCTTCCATAGGCCCAGCTATAAAAACTACTGATGTATTCATGTGTTGTTTCTGTTTGGATAATGATTCGTAAAGCCACCCGGCTAAGTGGGTGGAATAAAGGCGAAAAAGAACGGTCTTAGCCTTGCCTACCTTGACACGGGTTCCGTTTCACTGGTGTTTTGTTTAGCATGGTATCCATCTGCTTGCACCAGTGTATCACCGGAAAAACTTTGGTGATAAAGTCGCTGTAAAAATTAGTGTCTGCAGATGGTGCGATATCATAAAGGGTAAAATGGTTTTTTGAAACAAGGGCCACAATTTTCGGCAATTGCTCGCCTTTAATCTTTGATACCAGTGATTCAATAGCCTTGATTTGAATGCCTAATTTTTTATCAGATTCATTTAGCCAATGGAACGTTTTTCTTTCTTGAATAAAAACATATAATACCTGGTAAATAAACTTTGCATTTTCACTACTCACAATAGATTGCACAGCTTCGGGTATGACATCTAAGAATCCTTTCGGATCTATATTGGAAAATGTCGGGTAGAGCAAAACAAGCTTCCTGTTGCTTCTATCATACAGTTGTGAAATCATTATAATGCAGATTGCAGACAATTTTCACACTTGTTGGAATTAAATTCCACCCGCTTAAACTCCTTTATAATTCGACGAGCTTCGTCAATTATTAGCTTATTGTATTCGGGTTTAAGTTTCGATAACTCCTTGTTAATGAGTAATAAGTTAACTTCTTTGTGCTTTGGGTGTAATGATTCAAAGATCAGTCTTTTGATTGCGGGAGTAGAGTTCTCATAAAGAAAAACTATCTCTAATGGCTCTACAGAAATACGATTTGCATTAATTTCTTTTGACATTGTAAAATAAATTTTTACTTTTGTCACACTTGTTTTATAGTAGATGTTTTCTACTACACTTTTAGTAGTGATAAAAGCAGGTTAAACATTTTTGGTTTTAGGTAGAAAGAGCTGTCCGCTAAAACATTCCTCTAACTACCTATTACCTTTTTTATACTAACACAAATTTAGTACATGTTTTATGATATTTACAACATGTTTTAAATTTATTTTTGCTTGTTTTATGCAACACGTTATTAGTCAGAGAATTAATTTTCTAATAGACCATTATTCAGAGGGGAATGTATCTTCTTTTTCTCGCAAGTTGGAAGGTGTTAATACCCAAACATTAAATAGAATATTCAATCGTGATCTTAGAAACGCTAAGTATCCTACCCCTTCTACAGAATTATTAATCGCTATATGTTCCGCTTTTCCTGAGGTGAATGCAAATTGGTTGTTAATGGGTATTGGGGACCCTTTTGTAAAACCAGTAATGAACGATTTAAAAGATAATTGGAAAGAAAGATATCTCTCATTGCTGGATGAAAAGGAGATCTTAACAAAAAAATATATGACTTTGTTGGAGAAAGTAGCAAATCATTAATATGATGGGAACCATATCTGATGCTTTTGCCACAAAACTAAGGGTGTTATAGACTATTATTAACTAAATTCTAAATATTATGAAGTATTTTCTAGTTTGTTTTATGTGCGTTTTTTGTACAAATTTTACATTTGGGCAGGTCCGTAAAACTAAATGGGGTATGAATCAAAGAGAGGTCGCCGCATCTGAATCTATCAAACCAAGTCTCAATGATGATGAAGGTTTAGCGTATGTAGTTGATTTGTCTGGTTATAAGACTTTTCTTTTTTATGTTTTTAATTCTGAGGGTAAGCTTTCCAATGTATCTTATAGTTTGTATGAGAAATTTGCTAGTGAAAATAGTTATTTGACGGCCTATTTATCACTCATATCAAAATTGAAAGAAAAGTATGGAGAGGGTGAACCTGATATAATTTGGACTGACGATCTATATCGTGATGACAAACAAAAATGGGGGATCGCAATAGCCGCTGAGCACCTTAAAATCAAACACACATGGGAGACAGAAGACACATCAATAGTTGCGGAGATTTCGGGGAAAAATTTTAAAATCGACGTATCGATAAGATATTCATCGAAAGCAGTAAAATATAATAGGAAGACTAATGATCTAGATAATTTCTAATGAAATAAATTGTCAAGTTCTTCCTTTTTTGTAGACAATTTGTAGACAAAAGAGTTAATTAATTGATTATTAGAGTCTATAGTATTTCGGCTCCGGGTACAGAAAAGCTTGAAACAGAATTGTTTCAAGCTTTTTTTATAGGAATTTAGTTACATGACAATTTAATTCAAATTTCGATATTCATTGGGTGTAACTCCGGTCTTTTGCTTGAAAAGACGAGTAAAATACTGTTGATATTTGAACCCCAATTCAGTGGCAATTTCATTGATGCTTTTAGAACTGTCAAAGATTTTTGTTTTCGCCTCATCAATAAGTTTGGACTGAATATGGTCTAATGCAGTTATACCGCTTTCTTTTTTGATCAAAAATCTCCGAAATAATTCGCGGAAAGATGCAACTGTTCCGCACACCAAACTACGGAGGGTAGCCCCAGTACGTGGTTTATGGACTAAGATGAAAGAAATAGCTGGATCGACGTAAAACTATGGGTCGGGGACATCAGTTGAAAAAATAATGATTCGTATCTTTGCGACCTAAAAAGGGTAACGTAAATCATTGGTATTTTCGTAGAAACTACTGAAATTTTTGCGTATTCCGACTTTCGAGAAGTCGTTAATACTGAATATCGTATACCTCCATAGATGAATAATTCAAATTCATGTTCCTTCTTTATTATTTAGCGCGGTTTAAGAATCGGTTTAAATATAGTCTTATTATTTTAGGAACTTTAATCAATGTTCTATTTGCTGTCAACTACTTTTATGCAGATGGTATTTCGGGGGCTTCGCTTCTTTCTTTTACCTTGTTTATTTTTTTAATGTTTGCAGTTTCTCCAAGAAAACAGTATCCCTATTGGTTTGCTCTTGTATTGCTGACTGTTACCAGTGTAATGGTCATCGAGTATTTGAGGCCCGAAACGGTACAGCATGTCTATCGGAGCGTACAGGACCAAATTGTAGATGCTGGTTCGACCGTATTTATTAATATCGTTGTGATTTTATTAGTACTGGTCTATCTGAAAAGTGAATATTATAGAGAGGTGTTAAAGGCTAAAAAGGAGAAGAGAAATTAA